CTACCCCTGTGCGGAAAGAACGAAGTCAACGGCTTCACTTTCCGCCTCTTCCCTCTCCTTTTGATCCTCAGAACTAAGACGCGTGATTAAATCTGTATCACCCGTAACCGCATCAACAGTTTCACCCGTCGAATTCTCTACCGTTAAACGATAATGGCCATAACTCACAAAATCCCTACCGATTAGTTTTACTTTACTTGCTTTCATTGCATCAGGCATTAAGAGCGGATATAAAGAACGGTTCCGCTTTCCCGTTGCATTACACTATTAGATAGCAGTGAGTACATTAATACATCACACGGGGGTCAGAACCGTATATATACAGAAGCAACGGACGTGTAAACGCCCGCGCAACCTTAGCAAGTCGCCTCGCTATCTAATAAATGTAATGCAATGCAAATATGGGGAAATTATTTGGGATGGGCAAAAAAGAGAGCAGTTATGAATTTATTAATAATTTTGAGCTAAAGTCATTTTTTACATTTATGATGTACATTTTCTTCTAATTCATTCTCTTTAGCCCATCCATTCGAAACTATACTTTTCATTTCATCATTAGGTAATTCACCCCATACAACTGTTAAGTCCCCTTTGTGGTCTTCTAAACTTTCGACATTAAACTCAAGTCCCCTAGCCCTAAACTCATCGACAATAAAAGCTAACAAACGCCCCAACCGTTCAAATCTATAGAACTCATCATTACGATCAATTAATAACTTTATTTCCATATTCTTTACCTATTTAAATTAATGGTCTAAATATATAAAACAAATAATAAAGATCAATATAAAGTTGAAAAAAAATCGCTCCATTTATTAATTATTTCTGCAATCTGATAATCCACTCTGCCTGTTTGTTCACCCATACCAACAAAGCCAGAAGCCCTACTATCCAAGCAATCCCACCCGTCCAAACAAACAGCTTTTGCCACCAATTCAACTTCTTTTCAACCTCTCTGGTTACAATAGACTGTATCATAGTTGTATTCTTGACTACCGTTCTCATAATTGTAACGAGCTTGTTCTCTTAATTTTCTACGTCCATATTTGGTGTATGGATTATACGGTTTGCGTTGAGTCATAATGTTAAATTTTGGTCTAAATTAAATCCGAAATAATTTGCAAAAGTGGTATGATTAGTCAAAAAATGTCCGGGTAGCGTTGGTTAACATCGTTTATGTTAGTTCTTACATATCATAGTCTCCAAAACATACTCATCGTTATTCAATACAACGTATTTAGGTAACCTAGTGCCATCGGCCCAATTATAAGGCTTGTACACTCTCTTTGGTATAATCGCAACCTTTGTTCACAAATATATGAAAAGGACAAGAAATACCAAGACAAAGGTTTTTTTGTATCTCAAACACTTATCCTTTAGATTTTAAAAATTTGCAAAAATCAAAATATTTAATCATATCACTATAATGATCAAAATCAAAATACATATTTTGCATCTTACATTCTCTTGATGCGTACAGTAAAGCTTTTCTTAAGGCTCTTTTTATATGAGGATTATCTACCCTTTCAAAGTGTATCCCGCATTGGGTAAGAGATGGCGCTTTATATATTTGATCTTTTCGATATCTGGCAAGTCCAATATTTTGATATTTTATACCTTTTAGATGGAAGTAAATAAGAATATCCCTATCGCCCTCTATAGCAAATTCAACATAACCAACGATATCATTGTATCTATACGAAGGGAGAACATCTCTTTCTTCTTTATTACGATTTCTCCAAGACTTCGCATAATCCTCCGCCTTTGCATGAGCGTGAAGCGGGATTGAGAGAACACTAATTGTTTTCATTTGTATTTATAATTAATTCCACTAAAATAATAAAATATATTTCGCCAATTCGTTAAGCAATTTCATTAACATAGCGGTAACACAACGGTAGATAATATTTTGCTTGCTATTTAAAACAAACTCTACTTGTTTTGTTACTATGCAAACATAGTAAATAATTAGTAAAGCAAGACATAATTTTAATAAAAATGAAAAGCCCCACTTTTCTATGAGGCTAAAACTAAAGTAGTTATTATTTGGTTATTTACTATACTACAGTTTTATCTTTTTATATACACACCAGCCGACAATAACAAGGACAAACATTATTACTCCGCCAAAAGCCCACCCTCCAAGCTCTATTTTTATCTTCTGCCACTTGGTAAGAGATTTCTCTACCGGATAAAGTACTTGTATGCTGTCTACTTTGGTAACGTTTACAGTGTCTCTAACAAGTTTATCCCGATACTGATACTTATATTTGTATAGATAGACAGTATCACCTTTTTCTGCGTAATAGACACTATCCCTATGATAGATGCTATCGTATTTGATCTGACTAATATAGATACTGTCATGCTTGATGGTCTCGACGGGCACATACGTGATACTTTTGCAGGAAGTAAGCCATACTCCCAACATAAGGAATATGGCTAGAAAATAGATAATATGCTTCATAACAATTCCCATCCTTTCTCAACGTCTGCCATTACAGCGGGCGTTGCATTTTCAACCTGACTAATTGCAGCAGCAAAAGCACACATAGTAGCCTTATCATGAACATCCGGCACATAGGTAGACGGAACTTGCATTTCTCTACATACACGAGTGACATAACCAGATGTATTATTCTCATTTTCAGGAGCCCAACGTTTGATAAAATCAGCTATTGTTTTGCATCCCCATTTATTGCGGTAATTCTGTAGCGTCCGAATTAGCGCCCTATAACCGTATGGCATACTGGTAAACTGGAAGAAAGACTTATCTGTCTGCTTCTCACTTAGTCCCTGCCACTTATCTTTCGTTATCCGGATATTGCCCGGATTGTTATTTCTTAGTCCTCTTGCTGTCATTTCGATTCCTCCTTTCCTGAATTCATATAATCCACAATGGCTTTAGCGATCTCGGCAGGATCAGCTTTAGACTTCGCCAACTCACTGGCCAATATGCCCACTTGCTGATACTCAAACTTAACCTTATCCTCTGCCTTTTCAAATATGGATTTGATCTCTACAAGGCCTATACCAATTGCTCCACATAAGGTAATTAGCGGGAATACAGGCCAATGGTAATCATAATAATTATCCAAGTACCAGATACCTCCCATCTGCAAAACGTCTACGACTGTCAACGCAATCAAGGCGTTGTAGTACCTAGCTATTTTGTCGATCGTCTTTCTATACGCATAACTCGACTTAGCTTCACCTCTCTTTTCAGCTTTACGCACTCCCGACCATAGATCGGCACCAATTAACAACAACACCATCAGGTATATACCAAACAGCATCCACACTACAGTCACAATCTCATTCATTCCTTTCATCTTTTTTTAATTTAAAATATAATTCGATGAACAAACTTACCTATATCGAGACAGAAGAGCGGCGTTGAGAAGTTGGAAAGCGGTCGCAATGCGTGCGAGTAAAAGAGAAGCAGAGGAAAAAAGCATTATAAAATACGGAAATTCAAAATTAATATTTATACCTTCGCCGATATAACCACTTAAATACAAATTGTCATGGCTAAAAACGAAAAGGATGAAGTAGATAAGATCTCAAAAAAAAACATAATTTGGCTTATTATTATATCACTCTCCGTTTTTTTCTTCCCGTTTATTGGAACATTGATTAACCATTATATAGGTCTGAATATTGGAGAACTATACACTTTTGGTATAGCTGACAGAAAGGATTTCTTTACCGTTTGGATAGCTTTATTTGGCGCAATAGGTATTGCCATCAATATATATCAGAATCATCGGCGTACAACAAATCAAGATAAGCAATTAGTAAATCAGAACATACAGTTGGAAAAACAAGCCGAACAAATTCAATTGCAAGGTACACAACTTGAATTACAAAGTAAATCGCAACGTGATTCCCGTTTTTCTAAAGGAGTTGAATTATTAGGGAATGCAAATGAATCGGCTAGAACAGGAGCTGCATACAGCTTATTCTTTCTTGCAAAAGATTATCCGGAGGAATTTGCAAAGCCTGTTTTTGAGATTCTTTGCTCTCACGTTAGGTCCATTACTAACACGGAAGAATACAAGAGAAACAATAATGAACGCCCATCAAATGAAATACAAAGCATCCTGAATTTATTATTTAAAAATCAATCTCTAGATTTAGATGGTTCATTTTGGAGTGAAGAAAGAGAACAAGAAGAAGATGAAGAATATATTAGAGATACAATTTTCAAAGATTTCTCGCCAAACTTATCGCATAGTTACTTAAAGTACGCAGATTTAATAGGGGCAAATTTATATGGCGCTCAATTTAGTAATAGTAATCTAGAAGAAGCTTTTTTAGCTGGTTCATGTCTAAAAGAGTCCATGTTTATAAAGTCCACTTTAATAGGTGCAAAAATCTATGGCGCTAATTTATCTGGAAGTCATTTTCTCAGTGGCACGAAGCTTAATAATGCAGATTTGAGGGGAGCAACTCTTGATGGTCTTACCTTAGATGACGTAATACTTGATTATGCAAAAATATCGAAAAAAGATTTTTTAAATGTTCTTACAGATAAAAAAACCAATTTAGATAAAGTAGATTGGCAATATAATGTATAACAATCATTATAGCAAGAATTATATCTCATATAGCATTTCGTCTTGTCAGATCAATTGCATGCTTTAAAAAGCCCCCAACCATAACAGCTGGAGGCACACATTTGCAACGAATTACCACCGCTTCTACTCAGTAGCAATTACAAAGATAAGTTTATTGCCTCAATATCGCATTACAGACAAATTAAATTGCGAGGCTTGCTTTCACCTCACCTAAAATAGTCTCAAAGACAGCAACATGCGGTGCAACATCGATATCTTGGGGAAACGAAAATTGCTTGTTGCCTGACTCATTAAACATGAGTCCAACATATTGTTCAGGCTCCGTCTCACTCGCTTTCTTATAGACATTACAGTGCAGTTTTAACAGCTTATCACCGTCAGTGCTGTAATTCACTTTATAGACAAACCCGCCGTTTTCGGCTGAGCCGGTTACTGTGATACTTCTTGATTCTTCTGTAAACATGATCTTTTATTTTTTAGGGTTAATTGAATCTAATTTGTCATTCACGGCCTTTTTCACAAATGCAAAAAACTGCCCGATTTCAAGATACTTGCGTATGATTTCCGCTTTCGGCTCGTCAACATCTACTTCTCCTTTTTTATAGAGTTCCTGTGCGAACTCCAACTCTCCCAAATCAGGGGTGTTTTTGTAGATCGTATTGCCGAGTTCTTTACTCAAATCAAGGTTACTGTCCTTCCCCTCGATGTCTTTTACTTTGATTTTTCTAAAGTCAATTTTCATTGTTATATAAATTAATTGAGTTAATTCGTGTGGTTTATTACTTGATAATGAAAGTTTGGAAACTTAGTTACTAAGAGTTGAACTGAATCACCTTGTGCTAATCTTAGATTGATAGAACTCATATTCCAGTCAATTACATTGTTTAATGTAATGTCCGAGCTTCCACCTATAACGTGAAACGTGAATATACAGCCAAAATCACTAGGCAAACTAGATAAGCTAAATTGCTTTGCAATTGATGTTTCATCAGGCATAATAACGCTTTTGGCTGACGCGGCATAGCACATAAACACGCTGTATTGAGACAAGTCAATTGAATATGAAGTACCAAACACCAGATACTTTACCTTCGTATTAATGAAGGCAGGTGCCTTTAATGCAGCATTGGAATCAATACCAAAGTTTTTAGTACCTCCTGACACACTGATATAAAGCCCCGTATTACACGCATCATAGCCCCAGTAAGCTCCTTGATTAACGGTTTGGTTGACAATTCTACCGGTCGCATTAAATGCACCTCCAGCTGTAGCCGGAATAACATTGTTGCCTAACATCACATACCCATCAGAACCGCCCACTCGAAAGAAATTACTATATATAGCTAATTCTCCTCCGCTACCCGTTGCCGATGCTATGCTGCCGATACGTCCGTTACCAATGGCAAATCCTCCGACTGTACATCCCTCTGACACGGTAAGTCTGGTTGTGGTAATATCCGTTGCCGCTATCTTAGCTGCCAGCAAAGAGCCTGTAATTATTGCATTAGCATCAATCAACGATGTTTTGAAGTAGCCGCCCTCTACAATTGTAGAGTCTAACTTAGCAAGCGACACCATATTTTGGTAGGCCATTTGACCAAGGTTACTTTGAAGAGTACTTATACTTTGATTGGCTGTGCCTGCATTAGCCAAAGCGCTTTCGGCTGTTGATTTGACTGTATCGACATAACTAGTTGTCGCTTTACCATTGATGGTTGACTGCGTACTTGAATCAAGGGAGCTAAAAGTAATTAACCCCGTTAAGGCTATTTTCTTTCCCATCATTGAGATACCGGAAGAATCCATTGTGAACTGACTTTTGATCTCTTCAGTAGTAGGACGTAATGCGATTGAAGCGTCTACATCTTCGGGTGCAGGTGTCCAGTCGGTAGCTTTGTTGCCCTTTTCAACCTTTATATTTCGCACGTAAAAATGCGCCCACTGAAAGTTATAAAAATCGACAAAATTATAGATAGAGCCATCTCCGTAATTAGTAACATTAACGGTGAGTGAAAATCGTTTCCATGTATTATCTCCTGTCGTGTAAAACATTGTTCCTCCGGTATTACAAATCTCCGCCATAACGAAAACAGGAGAACTTTGTAATCCTCTCATCTCCCATGATAAAGTCCAATAACCATTGCTTTTTATTACATTAGCTATACGAATTGTATTTATGTTATCCGGATCTCCTACTGCATAGAAACCATAGGGACAGCTTGAGTTGTCTGCCTCATAAGTTATTCCGCCCCATGTATTAATGTATCTCTGAGAACTTATAAAGTAATTTCTCCCTCCAACTTGAACCGCATCTACTGCCGTTGTTATCTGACTTTTCACAGTCAGGTTGATTGCATCCGAGGTTATCTTAGCTTCAGCAGAACTGACACGATCACCAATAGCTGTTAAATCAGACTGTGAGGCCTTTAATGCTATCTGACTAGCTTGTTGTGATATGGATGTTTCAGCACTACTAACACGAAGACCTAATGCATCGAAATCAGTCCGGCTCACCCTGCTGTTAATCTGATTACTTAAAATCGTAAGGTCTGCATTGTAAGTCGTCTTTGCAGTAAAATTGTTATTCGCATAATTCTCAGCATGCTGCTGAGCGGCCATTTGCGCTGCATTGGCTTTTGTCTGAGCATCAGAAGCTACATCTTCGGGTGCAGGTGTCCAGTCGGTAGCTTTATTACCTTCTTCGAGTTTCAAGTCATACAATATAAACGCATTGTTTAACCTTTGTGCATCCGATGAAGCGTAACCAAAATTATAAAAAACGATGTTTGCGTCATTTTGTGTAGCGGTAAATACTCCTGTATGTGTTTTTACCTGCTCAATATTTTCTGTATTGAAATTAATGGTTTTATCATAACTACCTGGAAGGTATTGATTTGTTCCAAACCAAATTTGTCCTGTTTTTCCTGCAAAAGTTTTTACCTTAAAAGATATTGTGTACGTTTTACCAATTTCAAGCGGTGAAGAAAAAGCATAAGTAGCGAGATGGTAATCATTCCTTGGAGTACTGACATCGATTTTATTTCCTGTGTTCAGTAACAGATTTCTACCTCCAATCTGCACGCCATTTACAGCTTGCTGTGCCGCTTGACTACTTGCCTGTAAAACGATTCCGTCGGCCTTTAAATTGATGCTTGCCTCTGCGCTTTCTGCACGTCCGGCAGCACTCTCCGCACGAACTGCTTTAAGCTCTATTGCCTGTGCTGTTTGGTTAATGCTTGTCTCTTTCTGAACAACGGTAGTTAGTATATCCGATGCCTGATTAGCACTATTAGCCGCATTTGTAGCTGAGGTGGAAGCCTCGCCCGCCTTAGTGGTAGCCGTGTTCGCTGCATTTGTGGCAGTTGTAACCTTAGTTGTTACTTCGCTAACCTGCAAGGTGATGTTGCTGGCTGTCTGATTGATACTACTCTCTTTCGTAGTAACCTGCGATAAGATTGTAGCTGCATCATCCGCTGCATCTTGTGCGGCTGTAGCACTTCCGGCAGCATCGGCAGCCTTTTGTCCGGCTGTAGTAGCACTGCCCGCTGCAGCAGTGGCAGAGTTTGAAGCTGCGGTTGCTTTGGTTGTGGCTGTAGATGCAGAACCCTGAGCAGACGTTGCATAGCCGGATGCTTGGGTAGCTGCCGTGGTCGCCTGTGTAACCTTGCTTGAAATCAGACCCTCACGAATCTCAAAGTTTGTCTCTACCGTGGTAATCTTACCATCGGTATAAGCATTCGATTCAGATTGAGCATCCGATATAGCATCTTCAACTAATTTGCCGGATGATTTGAGACGAAACACTCCCTTCAGGTAAGCGTTCATACCAATTAAGCCGCTCCCGGACAGTACGCCAAAATCAGGATCGGTTATACCCGATAAGTTACCTGTACGATTAATAAGTTTACCAGCCAAAGAGTAAGAGTTAATCCCTGCGTAATCATCACGATAAGGAGCATTGACACCTACAGCACAATCAATCTGTGCGCTTTGACGGTCTGTGTTGGTGCGATTACCCAAAACAGCCACATAGTCACCAACTTCGGGGTTTGCACTGCCATCTTCACAATCTGTTTTACTCAGATTGAAATACCCCGCTCCGGCAGAAGTAACCTTGCGCCAATAACGTTTTATGCTGGTACCCGTAAAGGTCTGGCATAACACTTGATCATCAGTAAGAAAATCATCGGTAGAATCATGCTCACACTTCCAATAAGTACCACCATCTGTAACCTTGACTAGCTTTCCACCAGCGGCAGAACGGATTACTTGACCGCCCTGATGTACCACCTTTTGAACAACCAGTTCGAAGATGGTAAATATCTTACGAACAGTCAGTTTATCAAACTCACCGTTCCAATCACCGTTTGCATCCTTCCATATTTTGAAACCTGAACCTAGAAAACCGGAAACAAAGGATTCGGATGTTAAATACTCCCGAATGATCCCGTGCATAATATCGGCCGTATTATCTACAGTCAAATCATGCGTTTTAGCAAGTGCTTGCACTACTAAATCAAGCGTAGTAGCCTTATTCAACACTTCTAGGTCGGTTATCTGAGCGAGGAATTTGATAACAAGATTTTGAAATTCCGCACCCGCACTGGTTATAACACTCCATTTGTTTGCTGTACCTTTTTCGTAGATAACAAAGCCGTTCTCATCCATAGAGAAAGCTAACAAACCATTCTCATACAGTGAGTATAAAGCCGCTCCGGAAGGTAATTTGATACCTCCTTTTGCCTCAATGAGTCCCTGCGAGATCAGACCCTCAATAAAAGTGATCAACTCAGCGGCTTCGTCCGGCTGGTCTTTGCGAAGGAACATAGCCTTAAGCTCATCAATATCCGACTCCGACAAACGTTCTAGTATTCCCACTAGGACACGCCCTACCCTCTCGGCCGTATTTTCAGCCGGAGCGGATGCATTGCGTACCTGTAGCGCAATCTGTCTCAATATGTCTAACGTATCACTCATCAATCTCCAATAGCAATAAATCTAACTCCGTTATTTTTCACCTTTGCAGTCCTGTCGAATCCCTCCTGAGTGCTTTTCAAGTACTCCAGCACGTCCGACAGATACCGCCTTGCTACGTTTAGCGCATCATTATAGCTCACGTATTTCTGTTTTTCTTCAATTCGACTTGCATGTTCATCATTGTGAGACAGGAAGCCGCTCTCTCCGAGTATTCGCCCGTCATTCTTGACCATTTTCGCATAAACGTAGTAGGCCAATGCCGTTTTTAGCCCTTTAAAAATCCGCTTCTTTCCATCAGCGCCCGTATAATTGCCTCCGTTAAGTAAAACCTCATGTTTGGTCTCGTCCTCGAGTATATTCAGATACAAATCTGCTCCAATGGCCGGTATAATCTCCATTTGTTCCGACTCATCAATGAACGTATTCACGTCTTCCTCACTAAGATGAATCGATGTCGGTCGCGATAGGACCAGCACTTCGCTATACGTTATCAGATGCTCCATTGCTATTGATATATTTTATTGGTTGTACACTAAAATCATTCGTCGGCACCGGTTCGTGCCAGTTCTTAAATACGACATCAAAGGCGCGTTCTATGAATCGCTGTTCGCTAGTGACCTGCCCTGCATAGTATTCGTATGCATCGTTCATTACCTGCCCCGAAAAGCCTAGTTTACCGTTCCTTATCGCGTAGAATAGCTCTTGATTAAACGCTGCGTATATCCTTTCGACAGTACTCTCCTCCGTGACAGTGAAATCTTTATCGTAGTTAGCAGCGGGAAACTTCACGATCTGAGGCGCTTCCTCATCCTGCTCTATCTCTACGTAAAGAATCTTATTTCCGTTCGTGTCACCTTGGAACTTTCTCAAATCCTCCGCCTCGATCATCTTCACCTCCACCTCGTTACCATCCTTATCAATGGCCGGTTGCCCTTTCTTAGCTATCAGCATGCAGGCAATAAGGAAATTGTTCCGCACGTTCCTATTCTTCACGTTCGACAATCCTTCATCGGTACTCATCTCCGAAATAACGGAATCGTAGAGAGCAAGCGGATAGGTATTCTTTCCGGCCATGCTAACCCACAATATCTGACCTTTATAATGTTCTATACCTCCCGCTTTCTCTACCTGGGACAACACAACTTCTTTCTTCGGATTGAAAACGTCTATTCTATCAATGCTCTTATCATCCACCTTGATCGTCTGCCCATTTCGGGACTTCTTACCTCTCCAATCAGGGTGCACGAGAATACGAGCTACGTATCCGTTTTCATCTTCCTCCTCGAGTCTGCAATTCTCAAACGGCACGTGTTGAAGTTCGATGATTTCTCCAAGTGCGTTATAATTTACGTGCACAGCGAGCCCGGCATACTTTGCTACATCTTGCGCCAGCAGATGAAGGATCGTATCTGCCGTCTCGCCGGCACGGTTAACCACCATCTCTGAAAAGGCTACATCGACAAACCCGTTACCCTCAACAAACTTTGCGTATCGATTCAGGCATAACGTACCGGTTCCCGAAGCTGCCACGATAGAGGCGATATTCTGAGGATACAGATTATCACTTCCGTACATGCTTAGCCTGAAGCGTGACAAATACGACACATCAACTCTCGCATCGGGTTTCTTTGCAGTCTTTACATTCATGGTTTACTTATTTTCTGCGTTCAACACATCGGCAGCCTTAAGATAAGCGTCCAAAGTACGCGCCGTCAGCGCCTTGCCGTCAATCTCAAAAGCTTTATACTCTTCTTTAAGTGCCTTCTTCGTTACTCCCTCGGCTAACTTTCCTGCCAGCTCAATCACAAGATCCTCATTAAGGGTTATTTCCTCGGGTACTTTACCTGTAACACGAGCTTCCCAATCATCAGGGTAATGAGCAAACTGATTAATCGCCTTAGGGTATAGCTTCAAGTACGACTCCGCAGCTTCATCCGTCAGGTTATCGTTTGTGAACATCTGCCCCGTTCCAAACACCTGTATCAATACGCCATTTTTAAGCGTATAACTACATTTCTCTTTCATTTTACCTTCTTTCTTTACGTAATTATAAATTTCTATAAACGCATCCTTATAACAGTCGCTACAGCTCGTCCTTACAAAGTCTTTATTAAGAACCTCTTTGTAGAGCGATACGACAGCTTCTTTGTCCTGATTCGAGAACCCGGTTTCAATCCGGGCTCTCAACTCATCAATTAATATCACAGCGGAATCAAACGTCATACGGCAGGTGTTAACAGGGTGTTATACTGCGTAGCCGTTGTCGTAGCATCTGTATTGAAGTAGAACAGTGCCGACTTGGGAACGCTCGTCTCCTTGAGTGCAGCCGACCAACCGCCTTCCGTCTCTTCGGAGTATTTATCGTTCTCCAACGTTTCGGCTCGTAGTCCCTGATAATATCCGTAAATCTGATACTCCGCACTACCATCCGCGCCCTTATGCTTGTTGCGCAGAATACATACGAATTCACCTCCTGCAAGCCCGTCAATGACGTTTTCACATACCGTCGGATCATTATCCAGCACCACGAGAGACACATCGTTAGTAAACGTGTTCTGGTACGTTTTCTTTTCCATAGAGGTTTTTGTACCCGTAAACGGAGTGCTACCCGGAATAAAGACTTCATAAGCCTGCTTCCCTGTCTTGAGAACCAACGTCTTGATTACGTTCTTTTTTGTCGCATCAAAGACCGTTGCAGCAAAATCAATATCCTGTCTATTCACTATCAGCCCGTTTGCCTCCAACCCCTTAGTTATGGGGTTGGCGCAATTCTGCGAGATAGCTTGCTTTATAAGTTTATCACATGATCCCATCTCTTTACCTCCTTACACGCCAAAATGGAACATATCGTTTTCCTTAATAAGAGTACCCATCTTACCCGTAGAGTAGATGTAGTTTCTCCTTTCTTTCTTCTCAAACCAAATATCCAAATCGGACATCAGTCCACCGGCAGGTGCACCAACGAGTAACTGATCAGGATTAGCGAACACCGCTCGATAAGGGTTATTGAGCTTCGTCCCGTCGTTCTCATACGCCCGAATGAATCTATCCCAGATAGAGATACGAGCGATCCTCACTCCGTCGTATTCAGCCACATCAAACCCTGAGAAGATTGTTTCCCATTTAAGCTGTAGGTTGAATCTCTCTTTGATATCGTGATGCAGCGCATCGGCAAACAGCTTAGTCATCAACACAATCGATCCAGCATCCTCAGTAATACGAGAATCGGCATCCATCAACATTGTATCCATGAGACCTGTCGCCGTACCCTTAACTAACATAGTAGACTTTTGCAACGCAAACGTAGCCTGTGCATTAGCAGCAATCGTCGTACGTTGATCCGGATTAGCGGCAATCTGTGTCAACAAACGTTTGAACAAACCATCGCACGTTTTAAACAGATTCACGTTCACCCCGTCTTTGATTACTCCACCACCGGTGATATCGCTGGCCGCCTTATCACCAAACCAGCCGAAACGCCATATCATACGCTTCATTGCCGTTTCAAGAGCCGGACGTAGAATATAGCTCATGAATTCCGTAGAGGTAAGGTCCGCAATGTCCGTTCCCGTTTTAAGAGAATACTCGGCTATCGTACCCTTCAACGACTCGTAACAGATTTTAATAGGAATCTGCCAATCACCTAGAGACCATATCTTCTCGGAATTCGCAACCCCAACCTCCTGATACTCGGGATCACATCCTGAGCCGGCTATTCCGACATCGTTCATATCTCCAATAAATCCGAAACGTTCACCATCCTTTGCCGGAACCAGGTGAATGTACTTATTGAAATCTTCATCCTGCATGATAGACAGAGGGATGAGCTCTTTCAGGTCTTTCACTGCCTGATTGTCTACGGTTAAATTCTCAAAGAAATTCATAATACTTACTTACCTTTTTTGTACTTACCTTCTCTTCTCTCTCTCAATTCCTTAGCCAACGGACTTTCATCACCACCCTCGTTAAACTCTTTGTGAGTCTGCGTTTGTGCGCGTCCCTGTACCTTGTAGCTGCTACAATGTTTTGCCAAGAACTTCTCCCCTCCGGCCATCTTTACAGCATTCAGGATTTTCAGATCATTGGGCGACTTAGCCTGCGCTCTAGCCTCTTCCAACTGTCTCTCGAGTTCGGCAATACGAGCATCCTTGTCCTCATCGCCTTCTTCTTCCTCCTCTGCAGGACGAATCTCGGTAATCACCCCACCGGCCACGACAATAGTCGAACCGTCGGGCATTACATGTTCACCATCCGGACTCGCTGCATCACCGACCTGTGGATCGCCCTCTTCGCGTTCAATTGTCAGCGTAGCACCGTCGGCCGTTGACAATTCCATGTTTACAACTTCCGGCACGTCTTCCATCTTCGCATAGCCGGCCTTGGCAAGGATACGGTCTAACCACCCCTTACCAACTGTTACTTTCTCTTTCATGTTTTTAAAATTAGAATTATTACTCTCCTTCGCCGTTGACGGCACTTTTATTTCATCAATAAATCCAAGCCTCTTCGCTTCGCTCACGCTCATACGTTTATCCTCATCCATAATCGCCTGCAGCTCCGCTCTATCCGCTCCCGTACGTTCAACATACAAGTCAAGAAGTTTATTTGTGTCAGCCTCTAAGCTATCGGCAATAGCCCGTAAATCCTCCGCTCGGTATGCATCCGCCAGCGTATACTCCGGAATATACGGATCATGTATCAGTAGTTCAGCATTCGGCATCGCCGTACGCTTTCCCTTGGGAGCGGACAACAAAAGCACGGTAGCCATTGAAGCACATATCCCCTCAACGGTAACCGCTATCTCCTTCCCGCTATCACGCAGTTTGTCATATATAGCCCATCCCTCGGAGACGGAACCTCCGCGACAATTCAGTCGTAAATCAATAGTCTTATCTTCTTCCGAAACGGAAGCCAGGAACTCATCAATATCTTTGAAGCAAGTAGAATCAACGCCCGTAAACCGGAGCTTCATGTTCTTGCTCTCTTCGTCAGCAATGTCATTGTAGATTTTAAGTACTGCCATTTTCCTTTCTTTTTTCTCAAAGGTAGGCAGCTTTAAGCGTGTAGCCGAATTTTACTTCTTTATAGTGGTCGCACTCTTTGCGACTAACTTTTTTTTAGTAGGTACAAAAAAAGGGAGCTTTAAGCCCCCTATAGTTCTATCGTCTGACCAAACTTTTTTATTACCCGATAGAACGTTGCTTTGTTCATTCCGTATTCTTCACTAAGATAGTACGCAATATAAGTCATTTTGTGTCCCTCAGAGACCAGCCGAGTGTACTCTTTGTACATCTCAATGTATTTTATATCGCCCACATCTATTGACGCCTCGGAGAGAATCCGAAGCGTCGAAATGTTAGTTGCTAGTAATTCGTATGCCGTCATAATTTACATTTGATTCGATTCAAAGTTAATAAATTTATTGATAAAAACATGCATTTCAGACTTAAATATCACCCAAAGATTCTACATATTTTGCCCTATTGGCTACACTCGTAAATTCTTCCACGGAGAGGACTGGTGCGGGTGCCATCATAAAGCCTTTGGCCACTGCCCGTGCCAACATATCCTCACCGATCGTCTGTCCGCTTCCCGCCGTGATATTGATAGGTACTCCTCCGCCCATCATATTAAACGCTGATAACAACGGAGCAAACATTGATGTTGCCGATGCAGTTATAACGGATTCACCGTTGCTTAACTGCGCCGGTATGCTATCGGATGTACCTGAACCCTCGCCAGCAACCAAACCTCCCGTTGCAAACTTAGCACTCTTAACGGTTTTTGTAGCCGTAGCGATGTTCGACAACACGGTGGAGATGGTTGTCGCTATAGCTGCAATATTCCCGGGGAATGGTACGCTCTGCGCTTGTGCCACACCAGCAGCAATTGCCTTACCTGTATTTATCGCAATCTCGGCCAATGCCAACACCTTAGATGCCATAGCTAAATCCTTAGAATGCTCACTTGCCGCATCTGCCAAAGATGAAAGAGAACCCGTAATATCGGCCATCGCCTGAAACTTCGTTTGTTCAATCTCTACTTCCTTGTTACGTAACGCTCCTTTTGCGTCAAGGTATTCATTCTCGAGGTTCAACTTACGAAGATTAAACGCCTCTGTACTCTCTCCTTCCAACTGTTGTAATGCATCAAGTTCTGCCTGTTTCTGTTGTACTTTAAGTTCAAGTATGGCTTGCTCGTTACCGTATGCCTCCGCTATCCTAGTCTCAAAGTCGAGCTTTACGGCATCCATCTGTTTTTGTCTAATCTCATTCGTATGTGCATCAATCAGCGTGTCTTCCTGAACCCGATATTTCTCACGAATCAAAGCCTTTTCTTTTTCCGTCAGCTCCGCATTCTGCAACTCGGCTTCCATCTGCTTATTCATCAACTCTAATTTCAATTGAAATTCTTGTTCCGATCCCGACTTCACAGCCGACAACATCAGCTCAATACGCTTTTGTTCATTCTCTATCTGCCGTTTAGTCTCTTCATCGGAGAGCATTTTCAAATCTTGCTCTCTTTTCTTTTCCAGGGCAAGAATCGTTTCATTGATGGCCTTTTTCGCATTGACCGTCAAGTTCTTTTCCGTAGCAAGTTTCGTCCTTAAATCCTCTATCTGCCTACTGTATGATAACATCGTTTCTTTACGCTGTTTCTCTACACCGTCCTTGATCAATGCCAGTAATGCATCCTCTGCAGCACGAACCGCTTCACGTTCCTTGTCCCGTCTTTCTTTAGCGATAGCAGCTGCTTCTTTTGCCGCATTCTTCGCTGCATCCAATCGAGCCTTTTCTGCCGCTTTTATCTGATTAGCGAGCTCAGATTTTTGAGCATTCATCTCTCTAACTTTATTGTTATAATCTGTATCAGCTCTCAAAACAGCAGCTTTCGCCTCCGCCAATTTATTATTCATTTCCGCATCGTTCTCTGTCAGGGAAGCTTCCAATTCAAGATTCTTCAAATTAAGTTCTGCAATCTTCTTTTTCTCATCCGCTTGCTCCCTTTCCAATCTTATCGCTTCCTCCAATGCATCCTTTCTCTCCTTAGCAGAATATTTTTCCTTATCCGTAACTTTTGCTCTAAGCTCTGCGATGGCATTTTCTCTTTTAGCACTTTGTACTATTTCCCCACGAACCCTCTGCTCATATTCAATCTGCGACTTTTGCAAATCAACTCTCTGCTGTATCTTTTTGTTCGATTCTTCAAAAACTGTTCCTATGATTGGAAGGCTTTCTGCCATCTTAGCTATCCACCCCAATAATTTTCCTCCACCTTCTACAACTGTTAATATAGCCGATGCAAGTCCTGTTACTAAATTTGAAATGAAATCAAGTGCTACTCCTAAAGGAGCCATTGCGACCTTCCACCTATTCGTATTTTCTTCCGAAGCCTTTATTCCTTTTACGAGAATAGATATAGCCCCGGCGATACTGGCCAGCACAAACACAATCGGATTGGCCAGCAATGCAAGCAACTGTTTACCGAAAGCAGAGACCGCCGCTTTTCCGGCCATGAACGCCTGTGACATTGAATTTATTCCACCTACCGAGTTAGCTATATTGCCAAGCAATCCTCCCTGAATACCCACCATATTGAGCAGTTGATTTTGAAACTGACCTGCTGAAGCTGTTGTATCGGTTATCTGCTTTTCAATTAACTTCATGTGTTCCCGCATCTCTTCTCCTTGAGCTGACAAACGTTCCTCTTTTGACATTTTCATATACGCCTCAGTCATATCATCGAGTTTCTGTTTCAACGGAGATAGTGCCTTAGAAAACGCCTCTTCGTAGCTCCCGACGTTACGATAAAATCTCTGAGTCGCTTCCTCCGCACCTTTCAGCTTATCAGTGATAGCGTTGATATGAATAGCTAAATCCTGCCCCGAAGCAGATTCTCGTTCCGCCTCACTCATCTCATCGTACTGCCGAGTGAGATTGGATAAAGAGGCGCGCAGTGCAACAAGGCTTCCAAGTTGTTCATTCTCCGCCTTGATGTTATTCCGTATCTCTTTCTCCAAAATACGTATAGCCTCTTTATATTCACCGGAAGCCAACTTTGATTCTGTCAACTTTACATTGTACTGTTCACGTGTTATACGCCCCTCTTTCAAATCCTCTTTAAGAGTTGCTTCAACTTTTCTAAGAACATCAAGTTCCGACCGATATTTAGCAATACCACGTATCGCATCATCATAACGGACTTTAATGTCCAACACTTTTTCTTCTACTGCCTGTCCCATAGTTCTATAATTGTAATAATTGACACTCGCATATACCGGTATTCTCGGCCTTAACCGAGATTATTGCGTAGTATTTTCCATATTGAGCCAGATATACCGGTATCGTCATATCCAGCCGTTTTAATTCAATCTCTCTTAACTCAATTTTTTCTTTAATGATCACCGATCTCCTGATGATCTTCTGATAGCTTGCATAGTGCTGGGAAAGCAATGTCCCCCACGATAATCCGTTAAAAGTACCACGGTCCCCATCAAGCAATAAGATACGCGGTTGCGCGCTCGTATAATTCAATGTCGCATCATTATCGTACGAATACAAAGGAATCTTTGCCACTCCTGCCGACATCGTAGTCGCAGCGAACGGAAGATTGATAGCATCCGCATCCGTCTCCAAGGTAAAGTCTTCCACCACGGCAACCCCGTCATAACTACCCGTTACATCTGAATCCTCCTTCCAACGGAAATGATTTCTCTGTGCAAAGCCGTCAAGCGTGAATGTTATTTCCCCGGGCTTGTTATCCTTATACGAAGCAACAACTTTCCTAGTCCAATCCACGGCAATGGGGATATTCCCTATCACGTCATCAATCGAAACAAAGCGTATCCGTTCCGAGTTATCGGCTGCCGGCACAGCGAAAACACCAAGTATAGAAGCTATTGCCTTGATAAAATCAATCTGCTTCATATCCGGAAGATTAGGAATAAAGAAATACCGACTGCCTAGAATCATCTCCTCGGCCATGTTCACAACCGTTATCGTTCCCGTTACGTCACCCGTTCCGATCGTCCCCCCGTTAAGTCCATCGAAAGAGAATTTCATGTTGGAATAGCCCTGGTAAATGTTCTTCAAAACACTAGCTTCTTCACCCTCGAAATCAAAAACAGCCCTGAATTTATTCGTCGTTCCATCAACCGGTTTTATCTCCTTCACGGCAATGCTTAACACCTCACCCGAATCCACATCACCACCAGACGAAGATGTGTTCCATTTGTAGACTAGTATTGAGGGAGACGGAGGAATAGCATTTGCCGTTATCACTACCTCAACATGCCCCGTTATCTTTGGCTTACCGTTAGCGATAAACGACGTATAAGCATTCGTTTTATCGTTGTTGTATGGCCCTATCTTACCGGCACGTCCGTAATAGTTCGAATCATTGTTGACGTCAAACAACATCACGTATCGAGATACATAATCATCGTACACCACACTATTGAGATTAAACGTGATAGCGTTTTTACTCGCATACGCTTCTGAATCGTTACGACTAAGACACGGGACGAATAGCTTATCCAAAAACGTCTTCCTACTCTCCGGAAACTCAAACTTCACGCCGTACTCTTTCTCAATCTGTTCTATCACCCATACCACTTTTCGAGCCGGATGATACCACACCTGCGCGTCACCGTCGTGAAATCCATAGTCAACAAACGGGTATGGCCATCCGGGAGTACTCCATCTCTTCCACTCTACGTAATCGGAGCCCTCGTATACTTCCCCCTGCGCATGTGTCAGCTCCGTGAGTTTCTTCCCCTGATTAACAATCGGAGCGAAAGCCGTAGCATTTCCCCAAGACAGTGCCACGTCAAACGTTGACGTTACAGACATCAACACCGCATTCGCTTTGTTAATCACCTCAACCCCGTTACGAATATACCTCGCTGCGTGCCTGATACGGGGAAACTCGGTCACTCTCGTAGGCAAATCGGCATGATCAATCACACACTGATTATGCACGGTATTAGGTAATTTGATCGTATAGCTGTTATTGCTCACAATCTTGCTTAGGTCGGTGAATATATTACTCTTGTAGTTGAGCGTTACCTTCGTATCGTCGTCCATATCAACGAGGTGCCCATCAATATATAGTTCATCGTTTCTCATAAGCTCTGCACACGTGTTTCGGGTAATATAATCGTTGCAACAAAATCCTGTAGGCTCGTCTTACTCTTCACAAACGTAGCGACCGACACGTTTACGCCCTTCCATCTCGGAGCACCGTTATCATCATCACCGGCATACATATCCACTACCGGTGACAAAGCAAGTTGAAAGAGGAAATCATACGTATCACTATCAACTAACGGAGCACAAACCGGCAACGTGTTCTCTTCCGTCTTACGTTGTTTACGTCCCGTTCCTCCGTGATAACCATCGACATAGTTATAATCTGCCATGTTGTTCCGGATGAACTCACCGTCGTTAGTGACCTGCCTCGTTTCGTCTCCACGCATAAAAAGCCAATAGCAATAGAATCCATGACGGTTTATCCAGCGAAGATATACACCGTCCTGACCTTCGTCAACCTTACACGTGATTCGTGAAGGAGTATTCAACAACGGCCTAAAAGTATAATCGAACGTATGATCCCAAACGTTCACCGTATCACTCGATCCCGGTAGCTCGAATGTAATATCCTGTTTTGCATCTAGTCCCGTCAACATCAGATTCCACACCTTCCGTGATGGGAGTGGTAACGCATCGGACTGTTTCACGCCATCGACAGCTACGGTAACAGAAGCAGAGGCGGCGTTGTACATACCTACCGAGAACGGGAAGTTCTTAAACCAAGTCAATACACGCTCACCGTTGTACCTCTCTCCCACTTTCATAGCTCCCCAGATGATGAACGTTTCAAAGTAAAAGCTATTACCCAGCGTATCATCGGCATTATACAGATTCACTTCTACGGCAAACAATCGCCCGACCTTGCTGTCCTGCACTCCGGCAGACGTGTAATCGAGCTTGTGATCAATCAAATCAAACGCCCCCTGTGCGTACGGAGACAGATCAAAGAAACACGTCTTACCAAACATCTCACGCCTCTCCGTGTATATCACGCCAGCCGCTACGTCTGTTATAGTAACTACGATATACGTCCACGCATGACCGTATACGTTCACCACAATCGGATTAAAACAAAAGCCTATTTCTTCCGGATACTCAATCGTAGTCGTATCAATCGTTGTCTTTTTCATTGCTATTCAAGTTTATATGTTCCACGTCCTGCTCCATCACAGCAAATATCCTATCCATGATATTTCCTACCGTCACCGGAATCTCCTGCGAGTATATATCATCACGTCCTCCCCCGCGATGGAGTGAGGTGCCCTCATTGCGTATCTTATACGCTATCGCTCCGGCTAAAGACATCAATCCCCTCTCTTCGGGTGTGTATTTCGGCTGCCATCTCTCCGATTGTACCAGCACGTAAGGAATCGGTTTATACGGAATACCCTTGTCTACAATCCACTGCCTGATAACACCGATAAAACTTTTAGGAACCGGACCGGCCTTTCGTCCCGTTTCAAGTACACCGAATGCTTTGCGACCGTATAACGTACCGGCACTATCGTTCACCTCTACACGCAGAGAACTAATCGTTCTACCCGAAGCCCTTTGTCCCGCTGCAATATGATGCTCGATGATACGTCGACGTAACTCGTTCAACTCCTCACCGATAATTGCCTTTGCCTTCTCTCTGCTCATATCATAAGAGATTACGTGTACAAACTCCTTTTACCTCCTTCACTTGTACCGAGATAGATATTCCCGTTACGATCGGAGATAGCTTCTCCAGTATGGCAGAATACGGAATATCACCCTCGATGGGCTCGAATAGTCCGCTATCATTCATCCGGGCAATAAAAACCATCGCTGCCGACTTCATTCTCTCAAATACCGCATCATTATCTTTCCCATCAGCGTCCTTGTTTACCTTATCGACAAACACGAACATACAGTTCGGCTTATCCTTAAACTGGTCCATCTTTAGCGACATCGCCCCGCTTACCGGTAACAGATTGATGATAGCCGGCAAAGGCAATCGATCTAAACGTAGATCGGCCCGCGTCCAATCCTCATACACATACGTGAAGCCGACCATACTCTCGGCCACGCTCTTAATCTTCTTCTCCACGCTGTTACTTCTTGTCAGCGTATATTTTTCGTAATCTTCGCTCATACTTCGCCCTCTCTGAATCAATTATCATACATTGGTATATTCTCACCCATGGTAGTGACAACACATGGTCATGATCGGTAAATCCCATCCGTAGCGCATAGTAGTCAATCAGCCCAAACGGGCCGAAAGACAGTTTATCAATACCGGCCTGCTGTTCTTCCGCCGTAGGCTTAACGTTAGTAGCCTCAAACAGCTTGTTTATCCTCTTCACCTCCCTAGCAACCCATGTGACAAATCCAACCACTTCCTCGGCCCGACACTCATTAACCTTTGCCCGGTCCAGCCCGAGCAATACACCACAAGGAACATAGAACAGTTCTTCATTCGTCGCTATGCCCTGCAGCTCTATCAACTGCCCAAACGTTATATCATTAAGATCCTTCGGAAGAGATACCTTACCGACCTTATCCGGCTTGGGCATTTCTTCCAACCGATCAAGCGTATCGCCTGATCCATGCCCAGCCTTTACCCAAAACTCGAAAAATGTTGTATATTGTCTTTTTGTCAATACTCCACTGCTATTCACTTTACATTTCCTCCTGGTATTAATTACATTCTGATAGTTAAACCTCCGTATAAGTAGCCTTTGCTGTCCTGATCGGTTTACGTATCTCGAACAACATCAACATGATAAGCATGTCGAGGAAGTCCGGTGATCGGTTCAGTGCCGCTTTCATTATCTCCTTTGAAACGATACTCTTTTTCCTCGTGTCATTGTCAACGTTCGCCTGTTTAAGCTGCTGTAACTCCTCCTTTATCAACTCCTCCTGTTCCGGCGTACAGATGATACGGAAGTCACGCTTATTGATCAGCTCAGCCAGCTTGAACGCGCATTGTGTTTTCAGGTTGTCGTACTCATTCGATAGTGCCCTTTCCCCGCCGTGGAACTCCCTGATACCGTTCAGGTACGATTCCAAGAACGAACCCAGCCCATCAGAGTCAACCACAACGTTACTTCTTGAAACACGATGCTGAATCATCGCATTACGCATATCCGTCTCAATCATCTTGCCCGGTGAGTACTCCTTAACGAGTAGTATCGTGCACACATGACCAACACCCTTACCCATCACAAACCTATCACGGCCCTTCATGGCAAGGTCACCGGAGAGCTTTGGTAAACCGGTAGGCGATACATGCTCATTCGTGAAGACATCACAGATAGCATCGTACTCACAAAGTGCCGATGGATCATCATCATACTCCCAGTTACCGAAAAACAATCGTTGCTTCATCACATTATCATTCGTGTTTCGAAGCATCTCGATGTATTCCTTCGTTGCGTACGGGTTATCCTGCACAAGAGCCGGAATAAACGCGTACGGGGCTTTCAGCTTCCCCTCTCTCCATGGCCTGTAAAACGTCTTATACAGCCAATTCTTTTTCGGGTTACAAGTTATAAGCATCTTCGGAGGAACGCCGTACACATCATTCATGTGTCGACCGACACGTGTTTTAAGTCCTTCAAAAGCTAAGTAGTGAACCTCTCCCGCCTCCTCTATCCAGCCGCCGGTATACTCCTTCGAGCCCAAGCGCTCATACATAGGATCCTTTTTCGGATAATACGTGAGGTCTAGGAATATAATCGTCGAACCGTTAGCGAACTCTATCCCGTCATTCGTGAGCTTATAATCCCTAAAGCCGTGAGCTGCCGCTACCTTAGTGAAGGTAACAGATACCGACTCACGACAATCCTTAAGATTGTTTCGACCAATAAACCAACGCGTGCCGGGGAGGTTATGACAGCACTGCATAAGCCACTCGCTCCCTAGCCAGGACTTTCCACCGCCACCACCTCCACCGTACAGGATAAAGAAATGCTCCTCATCCCGAAGCAGGTTATACGCCTTACGTTGCTTTATATTGATCCTATCACTCATACAACCTCATCAGCCTCCTTCGTGTACGGCAAGAAGTTAAAGCCTTTGAACTCTTTTCCTCCCGTGGTATGATCCAATTCCTGTTTATCGGAAAGACCTAGCTTACGAGCAATGATATTCGCATTGAACGCGCCAACACATGCCCCTTCGAACTGTTGCGTCTCGATCGTTTCCTCTATACGCGCGATGACCATTAAAAAATCTTTATCATCCGTACTATCATCCGTACTATTCTTGCATCCCTCTTTGAAGTTCCGCCACCACATTGAGCTCGCTCCCACGTAGATACAGAACCCCGTGAGCGAGTACGGTCTGGCCGTTGGTGTTACCTCCCGCTGCGTTTGTTCCTCGTTAACGATTCTCGTCTTCTTGCCTTCCTTTCGTTTCACGGGAACCGTCTTCTGAATCGCCTTCTTTGTCGTCCATGGATTTTCGTCACACCATTGAAAGTATTCACATGCCGCCTCCCAAAGAAGCTCAGGCGTAGCGAACAGTTTATCTCTTCCGTGCTTCGATCTTAATTTCCAAAATTGATTTCCACTAGGTGCACCCATATTATTCACTCTCTCCTTTCTCTAAAAAATCCTCTTCCCTGAAATCAAGCTCTGGGTATAACGATGGAATTTGTTTCAAGTCCCCCTTAAAGAAAACAAGAACGTTCTGATGCGTTTTACCTATCTTCCGGGAATGGTTGAACTGATTCGTCACACGCATGGCCAAAGAACCTATCTGTGTAGCAAGAATCATCTCGTTGTAGTAATATAAACCGGCTTCAAGAAAAGCGTTTATTGTATCGCCGACGAAGTTATAGTACGCTCCATTCTTCCCACGAACCTCCCCTATTACAAATACAGCAAACCGATTTTCTTTGAGCAATGAGCAGCTCTTCTGAATTATAGTTCTATAAGCGTTCAAAAACTCTTCATATTCCATATTCGACAAGTCACGTGGATCGTCTGAATAAACCTCCAAATCAGCATAAGGAGGGCAGCTAAATATCATATCGGCTTTCAGGCCAGCGTAGTGCTGATCAATTTCACGACTATCACCACACTTCCAAATCGGACAGTCATTCTCCGTGAAAGGTGGCTGCATTTCTGCCGCATTCTCATAATTTGCTTTAATCTGTTCCGGACGCAAGTCAACTCCTCGATAGCGCATTCCTAATTTTGCAGCTACTATCCCACGAACGGAACCTCCGGCGAACGGGTCGAGGATAACTCCTTCAGGAACATTAAACCATCGGTATGCAAGCTCACAAAGAACTGGATCAAAGACAGAGGTACCATCCATCATTGGAATATCATGCTTCTTGCAGTATTCCGTTATTTCATCCAAAGAGGGATCATAACCAAGCTTCTCACGCATTCTGTTGCGTACCTCATAAATGGCCGGACTTTGTGCCGAACGGTTATACGTAATCTCCCTCTCACGTCCCTCCTCGCTCTTAATACCTAGAGATAGCCAGGCACGTTTACGCTCCTGCCATCTTCCCTGCTTGGCATCAAGTATGGAAAAAGGAGGAATGATAAAACGATCAATCAGGCTTCCGGCCCTTGTCTTATCTCTAGGGCCTGCTATTGCAAATAGTTCATCATCCGAACCATCAAACAAACCCTCTACCCCCCAGTCAAGAAGCATATCACTGTCCCAGCTCATGAGTTTCTCCATATCCCATTCACCGTTACTCACGTTATCCCGAATCATTATCTCCCTCTCACGCTCCTCCGTCAGGTTCTCAAGCAGATACGTCGGTACTTCCTTCAAACCTAGCTGCATGCTTGCCTCTAGTCGCTGATTGCCGGCTATCACAACCAGCTCACCCGTACGATTCGAGACTACGATAGGTCTCGCCTCAAAGTAATCCGGATTCTTAACTATTGACTCCTTCAACCTCTCCAGCTGATCACTCGTTATCGTGCGCGGGTTATTCTCATGCTTTTTCAGCTCATCGATATTCCTGTATACTATACCCATTTCTTTTACTCTATTTTTCACAAAATAAAGATACCGAATAATCCCCTAAAGGACTACCCGGTATTAGTATAGTTGGTCGCATGGCGTGCGACTACTCAACTATCATCCAGTCATTAGCAAACACATCCTGCCAATCAGGAACGTAGCTTGTTGCTACACATCCTTCTTCGTTGTCTGGATAAACAACAAGGCATTGCTCTCTGTAATGAATAGAACCGTCCCCGCTTTTACCAATTATCCTTTTAGCTTCTCCTGGTAACGACTGCATTTTGGGAACGACATCGGTTGCAATATCTGCATTGACTTGTTTCACGATAAAACATTTATTTCCCCACTCTTTACGAGCTATACAATAACCACTCTCCAACAAGGGAATAATCTGTCCAAATGAGCCTGTTTCTCCTAGTTGTAAAGACATGGATTCTACAGCGCCGGTTACGTAAGCTGTCTCAATCTCACCTTTAGTGTAGGTGCCACTCTGATTACAGAGTATAGCTGAATACTCAGCTGCTTTTTCATCTAATGTTTTCATTTTCAAATTGGGTTTTACAAAGCCCTCCCAAGGCATATTGTTTCATTCATAATTCAAACTTATCACATGCTAAATCATCCTTTCTTATAAAAGATTGATGAAACTCGCATATTGATTGCCTACGTTTTGTTTTAGGATTTATTGATGTATTCCAATATTTACAATCCTTACATTTGGCTTTATATCTAATCTCTATAATACTCATATATTTTTATTTTCGTGGGTATTCGATAAGTCCGAAATACCTGTTAGCCGCTAGTATATCATGCTCTTTCACAATCTCAACTAACTTCTTTTGCTCTCTCCTAAACTCCCTATCACTATCGTACCTGTCATGACATGTACGGCAAAGCGGTACAATGTTCCATTCTTTAGTATAGTGTTCAGGATATTCTGACTTAGGTAATAGGTGCGCAGCATCTACAGGTCTTTGACCGCATAGGCAGCAAAAAATAGGGAGGTTAGCTTTTATTCTAGCTACCTCCCTATTTTTTAGAGCTTGTTTCTTACTTACCTTTCTCATTTTATCAACTTTTTTAGTTTTTAATCAATTCTTGCAACTCAATGATGTGCGCTAAATCTCTTTCTGCCTTTTTTTTAAGGTGTTCGATTCCGGTGTTAAGTTTCTCTTTCTCCTTATCAGTTGCATGTCTCCAATCAGTTATTCCATCCCATACTCCAGAGGTATTAATATTAATACCACTTGAATCTATACATGCATAATCTCTAAATTCACCGTTATTATAATCTCCTTTTACAATGGAAATTATATTATTAGAATCACTTACAAGTATATCTTTGTCTTTAAATTTATTGCCTTTCATATCTGGTTAATTATTCTTTTTCATATATAGGAGGATCACTTGCGCACATCGGGCAGACAATATCTCCATACTCGTTTAATTCTCCGTATTCCGGATAAAATTCTTCTCCGCATACAGGGCATGTTAGTTTTTCATCTATATTTTCCATTGTTTTACTCCTTTCTGGTTATTATTCCTATTATTAGTTAATCACCTCTCTATCTTCAACATAACATTCTTCCACTTCATAGGTTAGACCATTGAAAGGATTATCAGCACTTAATTGGCACCCGAACCCAGTTTCGAATTCGATAAACTCTTCTATTTGCTCATCTGTTGCTTCAACATCAGGTAACTCTATTAGTAATTGTACTACTCGTTTCATATCTTAAATTTTATAAGTTCAATTTCAATAATTCAATAACTTCTTCTTCGGGAATATCGGCATCGTATTCGTACCCTTTTTTAATTGCCCATTCAACCATCGTTCTTGCTTGTTCATCGGAAAGTTCTTTTCCGTTCACAGAGAAAAAGCCACTAAGATTTTTTCGCCAAGCCCATCTCTTTAGGCCTCTTAGACTTGTTTTTATAGTATGCGTTGACATAATTTGCTCCTTTCTATCTATTTTTGAGTTAATAAATAAACTATAAAACCTATGCTCGCAATCAGCATTGCGAAGAGCGTCCAACAGACTAGCACTAAGTTCATGCATAGTTTCACTGGGTCAATCATTCTTTTCATAATGTTCCTCCATATAGTTTTTAATAGATTCTTCAAACGTTTCTCCAAATGAGTAATTATCACTCTCTTGCAGGTTTACAAATCCCTCACCAACGCAACAAAATGTATTTCCGTCTTTTATAACTTTCACTGCAACGCCATTGTACCCATTGGGTTTGAAATACAGTTTACCTTCTTCTATCCATTTCTCTGCTTGCAAGAAATAACCTGCATAATTAGACCAATCGCACGGATACTCCTTTCTAGCAGATTCCCAATCCAATCCTCTTAAAGCGCTATTAAAGCCGATATTGGCACACGTAATAGCTTTACTTCCTAATTTCTCTTGAATTTCTTGACCATTATAGAAACGGTCGAATGTAAATGTGTCTAAAGTCATAATAATCTATTATGCGATCCGTTGCCGAATCAGGTTTATATTCTTCTTCACTAACTGAATGATACGATCGTGGTGCTCAGACATCCCGTTGCATACAGCCCTGGATTGAACTATTTTCAATGTCTTAAGATTTATTTCAATTGTCTCAATTGGTTTCTTCTCGATACGAGCTGATAGAATCAAACAGTCCTTCTTTTTAAAATACTCATTGGTAAAGACACAATGATGCATTCTATCACCTTCCTCTTTAAACTCTTCCACACTCTTAAGTGGAACAATGACTATCGTTCCATCCGAAATCTTTAAATCAAAAAACACAGATTTATCTTTCACGTAATCTTCAGCTGCTTTTTTAAGTGCAAGCAATTTTTGCATATCCCTTTGCTTCCTTTCTTTTTCATCATCTCGCTTTTTCTTTGCAACATAGCAGTCATGAGCCTTTTTTAGATTTTTATGGCACACATAAAAAGCGTTTCGTAAGTCTTTGCCGTAACGTTCAAGCAGCTGCAGGTAATCAAACCACATGGAAGCATCTTTAATGCGATATTTATTCCGGAGGCAAATTTTAATAGATGGCCAATATCTATCAACTCGACCTCTATAACCTTGACAATGATTTAATAAATCATATTGTTTTGCCTTTAAAAGGGTTTCCGCTATTGGGCTTTTAGGTAGAAGTTTGATTGCTTCCAGAAAAGTCAATCCTTCCAGATTTTTGTCTATACCATACTTTCTATACTCAGCTTTGAATACTGAACTTGGATGAAACTTTTGAGGGTATACATCATATCTTCGTTCATTACTTTTGTCTTGTATCTCCATATATCCACCCCATGAATCGCAATACCAATTAACAGTATGCCTGCGAGCAACAACTTCTCTTTTGCCATTAGATAATATCCAATGCTGCAATATTTCAGAGATGTAATAGCTTGCAGCTTCACCTGACTTATGATAAGAACGTAATTCAAAGTTGCGTATCACTTGAAACTCTCCATACAGTTCGGCAGATGCGATATAAGTTCGCTGTTCATCCGTCCTTTTCCTTGTCTGTTCTATCTTTAACTTAGTATTGCAGTGAGGGCAAACTGCTTTCTTCCGGCTTACTAATTCCGGAGAAAAAGAATTGCCACAGTCCATGCAGATAACACGTGTTTTAGTCGCAAATCCTTTATGCTCTAGGCAATCTACTTTGGCCCATTCGAGCATCTCTTTATTTATATCGTTCAAATGTTGACTATAGTCTATCACTTGACGCTGTAACTTAGTTCTTGGTTTCATGATTTCTAGTTTATTATTCACAAAGTCCGTGAAATAGGCTCATACAAGAATACCCGCCTTCAGGCTCAAACATATCGTCCATGCCAACATCATTACGGTTAACATAGTCGAAAACCTCTTGTGCCATTGGGAATTGACTATTCTTGCAAAAACGAGATGGGATGTAGGTTGGTGGGAAGAAGTTTCTTCCCACCTCTGCTTCTGCCTTCAGCATTCTATTCCTACCAAATTCATCTTGGGACATAAGCTTTGCCTCATTTTTCCGACACATTATACAAGGAAAGCATCCTACACGAGAATATCCACGGAAATAAAGCGGATTTGGTTGTTGCCCATTGTGAAGTATGTAGTCTATCACTTCTTGAGCTGTCCATTCTTTAATGGGGCGTAATACAGAAGCATCATGTTTTTTGCACCATTTCATGATATCTTTTCTGCGATATGAATACCCCTTACCGTCTCCGAAATACCCCTTGAAATACATACATTCCGCCTCCATTTCAGCACGAACCTTACTCTCTTTAGAGCGTATCCCCTGAATGATTATACAACTTTCATCGAGCGACAGCACATAGTCAATCATAGGCTTTATCTTTAGCTCTTCGGTGCAAAATCTTGCTTTTGTAGATGGAAAGCGCTTCTTGTGTTTAGCTAAAGAAACAAAATCGTATTTGGATTTCAGTATCGTTAGCTTAATACCAATCTGCGAACAAACATCAGTTATATGCTTATAGGTATCTGGATGCTCCCAACCAGTATCACAGAAGACAGCTTCTATCTGACCTGCCCCGTATTGCTTGGCGGCTTGGATTAGACATGCTTGTGAATCCTTTCCACCAGAAAAACTTACTAGTATTTTCATTAGAATAATGACATTTGTTGAACTTCAGGTGTTTCTTTCTTTTTAGCCGGTTTCTTTTTAATCAAGTGGTATTGCTCTTCTGATAATCGCTTAAGAGCAGCTTCTTTAGCTTTGCGCTTATCCTCCTCAGTTAATTCAATGGTATGGTTCACAACCACCCTGGCATTAACCGGCTTAACGTTCTTGATGTCGTCTTCGTCGTAGTAGTGTACGGCCATGCCAAAGATTTCTTCGTCACTAAATCCATTGCATCCAGACTTTTGCACCTCACTTAAGATGAAGTTGCAGCACTCGTCTATGTTCTTGTTTGGCTTTGCATAGGAAGCTGCAAAGAGTTCATCACTCTTGGCACGGCCCTCTAAATACGTTTGAATAGTTTGCTTAAATACATTACTTGCTTTCATGATCACAACAATTATAAGTGAATAAAATTCTGTCACACTGATACACACCGTGCAGCTCTTTTCTAGTTTTCTCAATATCGTTTGTGGTGATAGGAGTTTTTATCACATCCATCAACTTATCACCACGCTTTAGCTCAACTTTTACAATTACAATATCTTCCATCTTATCCAATCGATTACGTAATACACTAAAAACCAAAAAACCGCAATCACTATAGCGATCACGGTCAACGACAATCTAAATCTAATATCTTTCATAAGCTCTCATCCAACAGGTGGCCTCAATAACTCGGCTGCTTCCTTATCACCGTTTGCCGCCCTTCTACGCAACTCTTGCACCCAAGTGAGGGAAGTATAACCTTTTGGCGGGATAAACTCTCTGCGGGCCGATAACTCGGCTTTTCGTGCCGCCTCTGCCCTCTCCTGCTCGTAACTTCTCTCCCGAAGGAATTTATCACGGAACACATCACCGATCGTGAGCGGATCAAAATAACCGTAGAACCGGCCATACTGCCCAACCTTGAAACGAGCGATAAACAACATGAATTCCGTGAGACGAATGTAGGGGTAACGTCTGACAAGATGCTTTGCAAACTCCGTAACAGCTAGTCCGTCAGCATCCTCTTTTGTCGACGAAACAAAGTCCAAGCTTAAAATCTGAACCTTTACCCATAGCGTAGCTGCTTCATATCCGTAAATCTGGGCTATTTCCCCAATCGACGGTCCTCTGTCGCTATACGCCTTGTTGACATCCGAAAGTAACAGCGGTTGCACAGCCGGACTAAACGCTAACGATAACTTTTCAAAGGTCGGGTAAGACCGGCTCAACGAAGTTATTCTCTCCTCCCGCTGTAACTGCAGCGAACTCGTCGAGCAGCTCTCTTGCTTTATCTGCCTTACTAGGCTTCCGATTTTTTCCATCGCTATTTTCTTTTTCTTTCATGATCCAATTGTTCGCCCTACTATCCCAGCGTTCTATTCTCACTCCGGAGGCCGTACGCCATCCCAGACTCGTGAAGTGATTATAGAATATTTCCGATTGTTTCCTCCAGTCCGGCATCTTGTTTTCAAAATACGCGATAACCTCTTCAAACGTTGGCGGAACAAATTCTTTTTTAGTGCGAACTGCCTTTTTAGGTTTCACATCGTTTTGCGCAAATAACTCGCTAGAGTTATTCTCTATATTCTTATGTTTATGTTTCTGTTTATATAAAGGGTTACCGTTTTCGTTACCATTTACGTTACCATTTATGTTACCACTTTCGTTACCATTTTTGTTACCGTCAGAAACATAAAGAATGAAATAAAAAGCTCCGCTAGCTCGTTTTTGTCCTTCTCTAAAAGAAATCAATCCTTTCTGCTGGAGTTTGTTGCGCAGGTCACAAATTGTTTTGCGTGAAATGCCTAGCTCAAGCTCTACATTCCTCGACGGCAATTCGAACGGATTAGTCCAGTTTCTCGAGTTACATTCTTTCAGCAGATAGAAATAAAAATCAGCCTCGTAACTTGTCATCGGTCTAATACGCCTCACTGACCAGAAATTATTGATTAGTTCTATGTAATTCATTTTAAATAGGAATTAACTTCGTTCATAAACTCCTCTAAGGAGCGACACACAACATATTTATTTCGGGCTTTCTCCGCCAGCGCCTGCCAAATGATTTGCTCCTCGCTCTGTTTCCCTTTCGGTGTTTTCATCTCAATACATAGTGAAGCATATCCTTTCATCGGCACCAACAGAATCAAGTCCGCCACGCCACGCATACAACCTTCGTATTTCATCTGCGCTCCCGTCCTCCTGTCACGCTTACCACCGTTAGGCACGGCAAACAGTAAGCGTGACAAGGTAGGATATTGAGCCCTGAACCAAGTAATACACCCGTGTTGTATCTGGCTTTCACTAGATCCTCTCATTATAATCTCTTGCTAAATAAATCCATAGTCATTTGAATAATATCCTCCTGTACCTGATCATCCGTACCGGTAACACCATTAGCGATGTCTTTCTTCGTCTGAATGACCTGATACATATATTCATCAATCGTATCTTTACCTAGAAAGTAATAGCAGTTAACGTTGTTCTTCTGTCCGTTTCGATGTGCCCTATCCTCTGCCTGTTCACAATCACTAAACGTCCATGGGAACTCAACGAACGCAACGCGCGAGCTGGCCGTAAGCGTAAGCCCCGTTCCTCCGGATTTATAGTTCAGGATGATAAGCCTACACTTCGGATCGTTTTGAAACGCATCAACCGACCGTTGCTTTTGTGCCATGTTATCATCCCCCGTAACAGTCACCGCATCGGGGAAAAGCTTTTTAAGCTCCATCACAACTTCCTTTAGGAAAGCAAAGACGATTAACTTCTCACCTCCATCAATCACATCGTGAATAAAATCGGCAGCCGCTTTAATCTTCCCGCGAGCAGAGATAGCTTTAAGAATACCCATCTTTACCATCACCTCCCCGCGCATCGCACGCGCTATCCTTTCATCATCCGCATTCTTGAAATTACGCAGATAATTAATCAGATCCGCTTCCGCCTTTTGATACTCGCTTCGTGTCGTGATGTCAAGCGTCAGGTACTGTCGTGTCTTATCCGGAAGCTGCGTTAACACCTTGCTCTTTTCTCTTCTAAAGAAACACGTCTGCCAAAGTCGCCAATTCAGTTCCTTCATATTAGAGGCCTTCTTAGGACCGGAGCAGTACTTCTCAACAAAGTGCGTATATCCGCCAAAGTCCTCCAACCGCTCCATGATACGAAGCTGTTGTATAAGGTCGGTATTGTCATTCACAACAGGCGTTCCGGTTAGCTCAAGTACGAAGTCCTTTCCCTTTGCAATGCCTTCACAGAATTTGCTCTGCTGTGTCTTAGATGATTTAAGTTTGTGCGACTCGTCATAAATCACAGACTTAAACAAGTCAATACGTGGATCGAAATCTATCGACTTCATCGTAAACCGTGCCGTGTCCTTAATACCACGAACAAAGAACTTCTTCAACGATTCGTAATTAACAATGAATATATCACAGCATCCCGTTTCATAAAAGCGTTGCCACGTGTTCTTATTCCGATCATCAAGTATAAGAGCCTGCTTTCCGGCGAATTTATGAAACTCACGTTGCCAATTGATCTTCAACGATGCCGGACAAACAACAAGGCACGGATACGATTTTGCTATCGTGACCGTGCCTATTGCCTGCAATGTTTTGCCCAAACCGGGTTGATCCCCTAAAATACATCGCTTATGTTGTAGCGCATAAGCAATACCCTGCTTCTGATAATCATACGGCTCCAGCTTCAAACCATGTTCAACCGTCAAGCGGGGCATTTCGGGTATCGTGTAATTCTTATCCTCTTCCTTTTGTTCCTTGTACTGAAGACGGGAACAGTACCCTTTTGCTATGGCCCACTGCGAAAATTTATTCACGTAATCGTAATCGCTAATGCTCACCTTCCAGTATTTCTCATCATGCACCCACTCCTTAGACGGGATGCGCTTCATGCATTCCAGGAGCATCGGATGATACGCAAACTGAATCTTATAATAATTCGGTGTGCGTGTAACAAGTAAAGGTGCTGTCATATCACGTTCGTTAAGCTGCTATTTCTTTTTTCTTTCTAGTCTTCTTCGCCGGAATCTCTGCCGTAATGTTTTCAAAGCTCTCCAAAGCTGCAATCGACTCCGGTGTCACCTCAAACGGCATATCTTCCCGTTCCTCGCTAAACGGTAGTTCCTGTTGAACGACGGCCCATTTCTTCTCAAACAAATACTGTTCGGCCTCGTAGCTGCATCGCTCTACACACTCGAACAAATCATACGCGTGTTCATAAGCTTCATTCTCGTTGTTGAACATCGTAAACGGAGCATTAAGGTTAAGCACCTTCTTGCTCATCAGGAAGCGTTTACCCGTCAGCGTAACGCCTTCGTTATCATCACCGCCTCCGATCGAATACCCAGAGACTTCCATCTTCGTAAACACCTCATCGGGCAAGTCAACAAGATACTTCTTCCCATCCGCCTCCTTTTGTTCACAGAGGAAAGCAAGGTGAGGAATCAACGCACAGAAGGATTCCGTCAAATCCTTGTGTACAATGTTCTTCCCCTCTATGATAACCGTGTCACCGTTCTCATTGACATACGTTGCAATCAACGTATTGTCCTTCGTAATCTTTGCTTTTATAATCTTCATACACTTTTATCTCCTAAATTTATATTCCGCAATAAACTCACTATAATATCTATCTTCCGGAAGAGGGAGCGTAATGCCTAGTTCCGTAGCCGCATCCGCCTTGACTTTATTCATAAAGTCAGTCATTTGCAACGTGTTTAGTTTGGAAGTACTTCCGGCAATCTCCACCTCAATTCCGTTAATCCGAGCCGTTCTACGAAGAAAGAGCGTACAGTAGTAATCATGCACATCTTGTTTATCCGTTCCCGTTTCACGCTCTATACACGTAAACCATAACCACAGCAACGCATTCTGTGAAATAGTACGTTGTTCAACATAACGTTCAATCCTCAACCAGTAACGCCCATTCCTCAACTGGGAACACATAAACTCTAATGACTTTGATAGCTCTACCTTTCCGTCTTTCTTCGTTAGAATAGCTTCCTGACTCATGTCGCCTCCTCCGCAAATATTTTATGATCCGTTATCAACTCCCTGTTAGCCTCGAGGAACTGAATAAAAGCCTCGCAATGGCTTACCAACATATCCCTGCTCCGTTCATGATTATACGTGTAATACTCCGGGTATCTCGTTCCACTTATAAGCGGCGTTCTACTCGTGCCACCCTTTAAAGCATAAGCGGTAAACTCAAACGCCTTAACCTGTTTCATCATTCCCGATGCAATCAAGCAATACGGGTACACGTGCCTCTGCCAACCATGCTCGTACTTTCCAAACTCGTAACGGCTCGTAGTCTTAATATCGTATACCGTATCACGGATCAGTTCATCAATAAACCCGTAGAGTTCAACATTACCAAACTGCGTCGGGAGAACTGCCGAAACAAACAACTGCGATACGGCACCCTTGAAATACTCCGCCTGCTCGATACACCATTTACGATCAAAACAAAAATGCCATTTTGGAAACTTCGCCAATATGATATTCGTCTCCTGATCGCCGGTTATCGTGAAGTTGTTCCGTTCATCCGGAATATGAGGTCTACCGTTTATATAGCAATCAACAATCGTATTAAATGCCGTTCCCTTATCCGCCGCTTCACTTTCAAACGGAAGTCGATTAATCGAATCCAACAGTTCTTGTTTAAGCTCCGCTTCGATCTCCTCCGGAGAGCGTTTATACTCTCCGGTTTCATTATCAATATTATACGGGCTCTCGACCTGTTCATCCGCCCGCAGATAACGCTCGAACTTATCAAGCAAACTCGGGTAGAATCTATATTTAGGCTGCTCGCTCATACTTCTTTGCTAATTTATTAAACCTCAATCCCAGCTTCCGGCACTTCTCGTTCAGCAAAATTCCCGCTCTCACCTTTGAATCAAAGATATGTTCAAAGGCCGCTATCCGTTCCGCTGCATCGTTAGCCGAAACTTCATCGGTTACCATCTCAACGTTCTCCTTAATCACATCCATCAACGCATCGTAATCGCCCGACAGTTCGGTTTGTCTTGCCTGATACTCTTTATACTTTGCAATAATATCACTCATAAACGTGTTACGTCCCGTGATATTACCATTCGCATCAATGATAACCGGCACCTTGATAATCGACGGTAAGTTGCACGTGTTTTTTCCGTAGAACTTCTCGCACGGATCGAAAGAGATTGTTTTCTCCTTCCCGATCGCCTCCATGTAACCAACAAGATCCAGCTCCTTAATCAAGTCACCGGCAGATGATCCACCGATCTCCGGTCTGATCTGTTTCTCCTCTCCGTTCTTCTCTTCCCGTTCGTGTGCAACAAATACAACGTTCTTTCCCATCATAGAGACAGCCTTTAAAAAAGAGATGAACATCGCCTTACGCTCACCGTATTCATTCAACGCCAATTTTCTCCCAGGCGTTTTATTCTTCGAGCGAGCAATAATATCAGCGCTCATAAAGTCAAGCATCTTTCCGGCCGTATCGATCACGATCGTATCGAATTCCTTTATCTCCTCCGATGCAAGAACCGCGCTTGTATCATCCCATGAATTAATCTCCACCGTTGCCCCTCGATGTGCAGCGTTTACACGATGCACACCACCATCGTAGTCAAACAACACCGCATTCGGTGCAGACAAAGCAAGCGTTGTTTTTCCAATACCCGGCTGTCCGTAAATCAATGCTGATATTGTACTCTTTACCGTCAGCTCGGAAGGTTTCTTAATAAGTCCCATAATAACTTTTTTTTGTGGGTTAATAAATAAATGAATTAATCTCGTGGAGAAGCCCCGATTCGAACCTGCATTTGTCACATACCAATTGTGAACGTCCGGCACGATCGGAACCAATTCCACACACTAGGGTGGAGCGTCTACCATTCCGCCACTTCTCCAATTTGTGCCTGCACCACGCTTGATACAGGACTTTGAAAAATACAAGCCCCTGATTCACATCAGAAGGTTCTGACAAAAAAATAAAAACTCTAAATCGGGCTTGCACCGATACGCACTCCTTTCGTGCGGCATTTCTAATTCTGGCAACATCGCCATTGTGAGTGGCAGCGGAATCGAACCGCTATCCCGGGAGAAACAATCCCGTGTCTATCCATTGACTAGCCACCCGTTTTGCCTGCATCACGCCAGATGCAGGACTTTAAACCTAACTTAACTAATTATGAAAAAACACACATGCCGTGATTCACATCATGGGCTCAAATATTGGCTTCAACACGCACCGATAGAACCAAACAGAATATGCAAGTCCTATCACGTTTATCCACCAATTCCATTCGCCGGTTAACGGATTCTCACCGTTGAACATCAGCAAACACGGCGACGCTAATAGATTAAGCGCTAGCACGTTGAATATTATCTTTCTCATTATTTTTCTTTTTCGTTGTTCTCTTTTTACGATAACTACGTCTAGCGTAGCGTAATACATCAGATGCGTTACAAAACCATTTACCGTTCTGTACCTTCGTCGGTTTCTCCGCCCGTATCTTTCCTTCACCAACCAACCTAAACAGTCGGCCCCTGCCTCCAACAATGTCAGCCGCTTCACGCTGGCCAAACGTTTTGTTGTTCATCACAATTAATATCTCGTGAAGCTTCGCTTCAACAGTGCCATCGTCGAATATCGTCGTACGCAATTCATTATTCTTTGTATAAATCATATCAATGTCGTTAAATCAAAATCATTGTTCCGTTTACCTCCCCCTCTAAAAGAGCCCCTGAGTGAAGTTCTAGCCTGTAGCTTACCACGTGTTCGACGCATCTCAACGTTATGACACGTCACCTGCATCACGATAAACAACACACTAAACAGTACCTCAATACCATGTTTGCGAATCTCCTTTAAATCAAAGTCTCTCTTTGTTTTCTCACAGATCATATACAAAAGAAGCTCGGTACTATTCGATATACCGAGCTTCTTGTAGATTGTCTTTTTCTGCGATTTCGTCGTCCAAATAGACCGACATAAGTTATCGGCCACTTCCTTATCGGCAAGCCCCTTGCAGTACTCCTCAGCAACTCGCCATTCAGCAGGTGATAAAGTATTCATCACGCAGTCCGTTCAACGATGATCGAAAGACCTTCTTTCTTCTGTGACCACTTTGCTCCCGATCGTGCCATTCTTGTCTGTAGACGTTGTATCGTCAATGCTATTGACGAATACTGCTCAACCGGGAATTCTTCTTTATCCCCTACATGCATATTAGCAAGAACCGGAGACAATCTTCTTCGCTTTACTACTTCTTCCATCTCTCCTCCTATTCTATTAATATTACGATACTTTTCACAGCATCCTTAAACGCTGCAAGTTTCTTTCTCTCCATTTCGTACATCTCATAGAAGCACGATTTGCTTTTCTCCGTCTCTTCGAGCTGACTTTTCAGTTGGAGGTACTCTCTTCGTAGTTCCTCCAAAGACATTTTCATAATATCATCCATAATATAATATGTATTTAAAAATCAGTGCCCGCCATACCTTTTACGGATTGTACCACGTATCGTGACGTGACGGGCTTTTTTCGTTATTCCGCTTTGGCCTCGTGATATGGTATTTCATTACCCTGCTTCGGTGGTTACTGCCTGTAGCCGATTAGCTCGCGTCTGCTATGTATTTTTTGAAGAGTTGCCCCTTTGCAGGTAAACGCACTTGCGGAATTTCCTTTTTTGCTATCTACCCGTGTCTCGCTCACGGATGCCTGTCTTTAGCAGTCAGTAGATCGGCGGAGCGTTAATCTCCGCACCATGTTCCTGAACCTAATCCATACCCGTATGCTCTCGCCTCTTCCTCGACCGTCAATCTCCTTACCTCCGAAACACTTCTTTCAAATATTCTATAATCACTCCTCTGTTTTGCCTGAACCCAAATCCGTCTCAAACATTCCGCAAACGATACCCCTTTTTCACGTATGCAAGCGTACAGAAGATGTGCTTCTTTCATTATTTTGCTCAAGTTGAATTTTCTATTTTCCATGTTTCGCTTCAATTAGGTAAATTATTTTTTTTGCTTATTCAGTCAAACTTTATATATTTGTGCGTTTGATTGATGCAAAGATACACACATTTTGTGTGAATGCAAACTTTCAAGCAACAAATCACACTTTTTGTGTGTTAAATATTGTAAATATGGCAAAAAGGGATTCCACAATACGAGTAATCCAATTAATAATGGAAAAAGGTATTTCTCCTAAAGAAATACATCAATCGACTGGTATTAAGTATAATACCATAACGAATGCCTTGGGGGATAATAATAGAAACTTCACTATAGATCAAATTTCAGAAATATGTGAAGCGTTTAATTTCAACCAAACATATTGTGTGTTTGGCAAAGGGGAGAAATATGGATATAAGGCTTCTGATAAAATAGAAACCAAAGAAGTTTTGAATTTCAATGATATAAAAGAGATTTCAGCAGAAATTAATGAGAAAGATAGAACTATATCATATCTACAACATCAGATAGAAACAGTTAAGAATGAAGCCGTACCGTTTGAATTCGGCTCAATAATGAATGTACCACTCGTGAACCAATACGCATACGCAGGGTATCTATGCGGATACTCAGACCCGGAATACATCGAAGCATTGCCCACCATTCCCTTTCCGGTCGATAGAGAATACAAAGGGCAGTATATATGCTTCGAAGTCAAAGGAGATTCAATGGATGACGGAAGCAAATACAGTTTTGATCAAGGAGACATTGTTCTTTGCCGTGAAATATCAAGAGATTATTGGAAAACAAAACTGCATATAAAGCAATGGAACGCTTTTGTGATCGTGCATCAAACGGAAGGAATACTTATTAAACAGATTATCGATCACGATGTAGAAAATGGAATTATAACTATTCACTCTCTTAATCCTCTATACGAAGACAGACAAATTCACCTCTCGGAAGTGAAGATGCTATTCAACGTTGTGAAGATGCAGAGAAATCAATAAAAACATAATATGAAAAGAAAACTACTCTTAGGTACTACTCTACTTGCTTCAACTTTAGTTTATTCACAGAATCCGGACCTTAGTAAATGGGCAAATAAGTCTGTGCACACAAATAGCAAACAGAGCGTAGTAGCCGTACAAAAGTCAAACTTAGATTTAGCAGGAGAGCATTTAAAGAAGTCAGCACAATTTCAATACGGTGCACTAGGCTGTGCCGTAGCATCAACCGCTATGTTCATCACATCTTCACTTATAGAAGATGAGTTTAAGATAGATAAATCTACAGGCGAACCGAAAAAGAAGTCTAACGGAACAAAAGACGCTCTTGTAATAGGTGGATGTGCAACATTGCTCACCGGAGTAATATTAGAGCTATATTCAATAGAATACAAACTTAAAGCAGGAAAATGCATCTCGTTACACGCGTATTCAAATGGAGGATCACTTACTTTAAAATTTTAAACTATGAAGAAAGTATTATTTGCAACATTGTTTATTCTATCCAGTGCTTACACTTATGCTCAAAAGATAGACTTAGATAAAGTTGAGAACGGTGAGCGTTTTATCATTTGTTCTCTTGAAAACGTTCGTAGCATGAGTGATAAAGTTGTCTTTAGCGTGGGTTTGTCCGCAGCACAAAACAAAGACGAAAAAGTATTTTATAGCATCTTATTGAGCGCTACATCAACCAAGCCTATTACCGTACCCAAAAATGGGAAATTATTGATTAAACTTCAAGATGATTCTATACTGGAGCTAACTACAATGTTTGAATATTCTGATAAAATTGGAAAAGTAAACAATGTAGCTGGCTATGTTTATACTGGCTATACCGTTACTCCATCTTTTGGCGTTACTCCTGATCAGATTGATAAGATCAAACAAGGGGTAAAGAAGATCAGACTCGAAACATCCTTAGAAGCTATTGATAAAGAGTTTAAGAAGGATAAAATAGGAAAGGTTATAGAAACAGAGTATAACCTTATTAAAGGAGCTCTCGCAACAAAGAAAACATTTTCAGAAGGATTTTAATCTATGACAAAGCCTAACATCTTAAAATGTTATCAGAACCGTACGGATGATTCCTACTGTGCACTCTCTCCCTCTTGTAAAGGTTGGGGGTGCCGGTTCTTGACTACCGTCATTGAAGATATTCCCGAGACCGGAGACGAAAAAGCAAAACTCTTCGTCCAGGTCTATCGGGAAGCAAAGCAAAAAGGCGTGCTTGAATGCCCGGCTTATCGCTCACTTTTCATTGACGAGGTGCTCGAAAATATAAACGTTTCAAACTGTCACGTTTAGTCTAATTTTACTATAACAAATCTTTTAATCCGGAGAATGTCGGTTTAAGCCTTTCTTTGTCAGACTATTAGTGCGCAATTTTAATTCAGTCTGGCAGTGTTAAGGTGATCGGTTCGAGTCCGATACTCTCCACCCAATTTTGAAAGCGTGCTCTCTCGGGTACGCTTTTTCTAAATTCAAAACACCATGACTGATTTAGAGAAAATGGCTGCCGGTGAACTTTATTGGGGTTTCAATCCGGTATTCGTCCCTGCCTTGGAAAGGGGACAAGATTATTGTCACCGTTACAATCTCCTACCACCCTCGGAAAAAGCAGCCAGAAACAATCTATTAAAAGAATTCTTTAAAAAGTTGGGTAATCAGGTGATTGTTAATCCTCCTATGCACATTGACTTGGGCAACCTTGAAGTAGGCGATCACACTATCATAAACTTTAATTTTGTAGCTCTCGATGAAGCTTTAGTTTCTATTGGCGAGCACTGCTTTATCGGCCCTAATTGCTCCATTTACACTGTTACGCATTCACTTTGCTACCAAGACAGAGATTTGGGGCTAATGACAGCTCTTCCTGTTAGCATTGAAGATCATTGCTGGTTATGCGGTAATGTTACGGTGCTGCCCGGTGTTACTATCGGCAAAGGATCGGTTATTGGAGCCGGAAGCCTTGTGACCAAGGACATTCCGGCGGGTGTATTGGCCTATGGAAACCCCTGCCGAGTTATCAGACCCATTACTGAAAATGATCGCGAGTTTTTGGAAGGAATAAACAAGCCTACCGAGTTAGTATAA